CTGTAAGCTGATCGGGACGACGAACGGCGGACTGCCGACACAGGAGTTTTACACAGAATTTATTAACCACGCGGCGGTGCAATTCAGGGACACGGTGCCCGCGGCAGAGCTTTCGGAAATGATAGAAGATAGACCATATATGCACTACTATCATTTCAACCTCAACGACGACGCGCCGCATTTGACGGATCTACAGCGTGAACAGTTGATAGAGCTGTACCCCGAAAATTCGTTCTACTATTCGAGCAAAATTCTCGGCTGCCGCGGTGCTGTAGAAGGTGCGGCGTATGCGCCGTTGATGAAAAAAGAAACGCATCTTAAAGCCTTTGAAAAGATAGATATAGGCGCTATTTCGGAGATGGGCGTGTTCGTCGATATCGGTTCCAACAGAGACCCGGAAAACACGGATAAAGCCTCTACGGTGGCGAGCCTTATAGGCTATTCAAAGGGCTGCCAGAGGATAATTGTTTTGGAGGCATGGCCAATCCCCGCGACGAGCCACGACGCAATAATATCCGCCGTGGAAAAGGAGTTGGAGCCGTGGTGGTGCAAATGGATGTTCAAGCTGAAGAAGATAGTTATCGACAGTGCGGAAGCGATATTGATCAACACCTGGAAAAGCCGAAACAAGTTCAACACGGTACAAGTAAAAGGGGCTGTAAAGGCGTATAAGGACGTGATTACGCTTCGCACGAGGTGCGAGCTGAAGCAACAGCTATTGTTGCAGGGTCGGCTTTTATGGAGTACGCATGCGATAAATTCCTACAATGCGCATATGCGGCTTTTGCTGGACGATGACGGGGCGGAGCTGGATATGGGCGTTCAGGACAACGACTACGGCGATTCGCTCGCCTATGGGCTGACAGAGAAGTGGAACGACATTACAAGAAACATAAAGAGGTGATTTTTATGAGATTTTACAACATTATCAAAGACGGAATCGAGAACGTCATCGACGAGGGACAGTACGAGGCGATATATAAACCGAAGGGTTGGAAAATCGTCGGCGTATGCGGCGAAACGGAGCCTTTCCCGTCTGTACCCGAGGACGAGATTATTAAGAAAAATACGAACAAAATGAAACGGACGACCCCGAAGAAGTTCGACGATAAGCTGATAAAGGACGATTAAAAAAATGGCACGTTATAATTTCGATTTGAAAAATAAAGAGATCATCGATAATATCCGTTCGCCCGCGGTCTATGCGTACAACATGGCGCAAAATCTTGCGTTGCTCAGCAACGACGCGTCGGTTATTCGTCGGTTTTATCAGGTGGAAATCCCGAAGTATTTCAAAGACACCTGGCTGACGCAGGAGGCGGAAAACAAATTCCTCGGGCATTATGTTCCGGGGCAGGCCTTTGCGTATTTCGGGATTATCCCGATGATCGTCAACGCGAAAGTCAATCTCGTGGCGTCGAACGGCTTCAAATGCGAAAGCGACGACGAGGAAATCGACGAGGTACTCAATGAGCTGATAGACGAAGCGGAGCTTCTAAAGAAATTCTGCGACGGCGTGTATTGGGAAAGCGGTATCGGCGACGTGGCGTATCGGGTGTCCTACTGTCCCGAAATTTGCGACAAGCCGATTATCGATATCATCGAACCCCAGCATTTAGAGGTCAATTACAAACGCGGAAAGATAAAGTCTTTCGTCGTAAAAGAGGTATCGAAAGACGATCCGACGTACGAGCTTTGGGAGATACACTATAAAAACGAAGAAGGCTATGTCTGTATCGAGTATCGGTTTGCGAAAGACGGTAAATACGTTCCGAAGAACGACGAGGCGTTGATGGCCGAGTGCAGGGCGATGTTCCCCTCTGATATAGATATAGAGCCCCGCCAATTCCCCTTGAAAGACTTTTTGATTATCTTCAAAAAGAACGACAATTCCAACCAGCTTTATAAAGGGGAAAGAGGCGTACCCGACATTCAGGGTATAGCGGATATCGAGGACGCACTGACGGAAAGTATCAGCGATTTAATCGACGCAATCCGCAAGGGCGGCATAAAAGAGTTTGTATCGGAGGAGCTTATTCCGCAGGACGTGGAGGGGAACGATTTAAGGCTCAACCGTTTCAACAAAACGATCATCACGACGAAAGGAAGCTCGACGCCCGGGGACAGTTCCGCGCTGTGGAACGTCGTTCAAGGGGATATCAAGTGGGAAGCTTATACCAAGACGATACAAAACCTCATGAGCGTAGCGATCAACAAGGCGGGGCTGTCTCCCACGACGTTGGGGCTTACGGGTTTAGAGAGCATAAACAGCTCGCAGGAAAGCCAGGACGCGCGGGAAAAGCCGAGCATGCGTACTCGGGAAATATCTTTGAACGGCTGGCGCACGACGCTGAAAGAGCTGTTGAACCGCTATTTGCAGGTTCGGGATTATATCGACGGGCATGAAATCATCGATTATTCGGGTTTAATCAATATAACCTTTAATGAATATACCAATCCGACGGTGGAGAACGTGACGGACGTGCTCATAAAGCAAGTCAAGGGCGGCATAAAAGCGCCGTTGACGGCGATCAAAGAACTTAATAAAGGCATAAGCGACGAAGAAGCGGAGGAGGAATTTTTACAAATCCTTGCCGCACAAGGCGCGCCTGTCGTCGATGAGGGGGACCGGGAGAAAGAAACTTCCGATCTCCCTTTTGATTACGACGACGAGGCCGCGGAAGAACAGACCCCCACGGAGAATAGCGCTCCATAATAAAGGCTAAATTCGTGAGTCGCAACACGTTAAAGGCGAAATGCGCGGCGGCGTTACGCGGTGAGTAGCGACACCTCAAAGGGCTAAATAACTTTTAAGGAATAAAGAAATATGGGAAGCAACGAATTAAAAAGAGAACTTTCGAAGCTCTCGGGTGTGGATTTTTTCAATCCCAAATACCGCGAACTTTTCAAGAAGGCTTTCCCCGAGGATAAAGACGCGGAGGAAGAAAAACTGAAAAAAGAGGGTATGATCGGCGAAGAAAAAATCAAAGACAAAACCGAGGACATCGACAAAGCCGAGGACGAGCGCGAAATCGATAAGATCGAACGCGACAAGGCGGAAACTCCCGAAAAACGCGACGAAAAAGCGGAAGAAGTACGGGAGGAAACGCACGAAATCGGAAAGGAAGTAGATGAACTTAAGGGAGACAAGACGGAGGATATGCTGCTGGAAACGAAGATTGAGAACGCCCTTTTGCGCGGTGGGGTGCGCGAAGAGAAGCTCGGTCCCGCTATGCGGCTGGCAAAATCCGAAATCGGCGGTCTCGACGAACTCGGAAAGGTCGAGGACATTCTGAAAGACTTCCCCGAATGGGTACACGGCTATAAGCCGAAGGGCTTCGGAATGGATATCGACAACGGCTCGGACAATCTCTCCGAGGAAGAAAAGAGATTAAAACAAATGGGAATCAATCCCAGAGATTAAAAAAGGAGAGTAAAAAATTATGGCATATACGGAAGCTTTGCCGTCCTCGTTTAAGTTCAACGCAACCGAAACGGTGGATACGGTATTCAGCAAAATTCTTGTAAACAACTTATTTAAGGACAACACCTTCAAGCCCGGCGTGACGTTTACGAACAAGTACAACGAACGCGGGGGACAGATTTATGCGAGACGTTTGGGAAAGACCGCGGCGACGGTCAAGACCGCGACGAGCGCGGGCGGGCTGGATTTAACCCATACCGAAACGGCGGACAGCCTCATTTTGATCCAGAAAACGGACGCCATTTCCCGCAGTGAGAAATGCTACGATCTCGTGGAGGTTCTCCGTGCAAGCGGAAAATCCGTCGATAAGGTCAGCGAAGTCGTCGAGGAATTCAAGGAAGGGTGCCAAATTCAATGGATGTCCTATCTTCTGAAAACGCCCGTGGCGGAGAACGGCGTAGGCGTCGGCGGCGCAACGCGAAGTGCGAACACCACGGCGGACACTACGCTCGATACGCTCATCAGTTCTATTCTCGCGGACAGACAGCAAATTCGCGTCAACGGCGGAAACGCAGATGTTTTGATTATCAGCCCTGAAATGGAAACGCTGTTTCTTGCCAACGCTTATAAATCTGGTAATGCGTTTATCCCTGAAACGAACGAAGCGCTTATCAAGGACGGTAAAATCGGTCGGCTGTACGGCATGAATGTTTTTTCGTCCAACCTGATCGGAAGCGGTACTCCCTCCGTGCTTCCCGTGGCGGGTAATGCTCCCGCGAATACGGGCGACGCGGCAAAATGCGAGTACATAGTCTATGACCACGACGCTTTCGCTATCGCGGCCGATATCCTCGGTCTGCGTATGGTAAACGCGATCGACTTTATCGGCTCTTATGCGCAGGTGGAAGCGGTCAGCGGAGGCGGCGTCACCAATCCCGCACTCGCTATCGCTAAAGTCACGGCAACGGCTTAAAACGACAAAGGGACGGGTTTTCCCGCCCCTTTATTATGACGGTGAGAAGTAAAAGCGGGTGCAACTCCCGCAACCGTCAAACACAGAGGGTTTAATATGCGTTTATATTACGGCACCTACGGCCACCATTTGAGCGGCAAGCTCTATGTCTATTGGGGCGACGACAATTTAAGAACGGGACAGCAGGTCGTCGCGCCCGTGACAAATAAGCGGAGCGGACGGACCTATAATACCATGTTCACGATTTCCAAATCCAGCTCGGAAAAGAACGCCGCGGGCGAAGTCGGACGGCTGGAGGGCGAGGGGATTTTTATCAAGACCATCAACGGGCGCGACCTGTTATCTTTGCCCGGGGGGAAGCCCTTCGAATCCAAAGAAGCGTGGAAGCGCGAAAGCGAGGAACGGTACAGAAAGAAACACAATCTCCCGCCGTTGGAAAAACCTGTAAAAGCGGCTTCTCCTGCGGCTTCAAAGCCCTTGTCAAAGGGCAGGCCGAAAACGCGAAGCGGCGGGAAGCGGCGGCGTAAAGCGTTCAAAAAGCAAGCCTCCAAGCTTTTGAAAGGAATAGGCACCAATAAGAAAGCCATCAACGACAGTACGGCGGAAGCCGCAAAATCTGCGCTGTTGAGATCGAGAAAGGTTGCGGCGGATTCCGTGAAACAAAAAGAACGTATCAAGAAAATGAAACAGAAAGAAGCATTTAAGGAGTGACGACATGAAGAAAAGCGACGTACCCGTTTATAACGACCCTGTGGATTTCGAGGACGGGGATAATAAATATCCTTGCAGTACGCAGTTTATGGTTTATAACCCGTTACAGCACAAATATTTTCTGACCCCCGAATGTCTTACGCTCAACGGCGTGGACGTACAAAGGCGGTATATCAGCTCCAATCCGAACAAAATGCAGGAGTTCATACAGCTTGTGACGGACACCGTTTATGATTATATCCAATATAAAGCGGGCTGGAAAACCTTTCAGGTCATGTTATACAGGATAGCGACGGTGCCGAGGCAGATTTACCAAGACCCTTACACCTTCCGCAAACAGTTCGAGGAAGCGTTGATTATCCAGGCGCAGTATATCATCGATAACGGCATAACGACGAAATATTCCGCGTTCGACTTATCCAAAGGCAAGAGCGCGGGCGTGGCTTCCGAGGAAGATTTCAGGGATAATTCCTATATCTCTCCCCGCACGATCTACAAGCTCGATTTCATGGGGCTTACGCGCTGGTTTATGCTCCCGCAGTTCGTTCGGCTGGATACGGATAAATATTGAGGTGAGGTCATGAAAAATATACGTGTGGAAAAGCGCGTTCCTTTCGGTTTTAAGGGCGAATGGGGACAGGTCTATAAATCTTATAACGCCGAGGAGAAAACCTCCTCACAGGTCGTTTTATGGGACAGAAATTACTATGTGGATATCGGTCAGGACGTACAGTTCAAATATTTAGAGGACGGTATCGACAAACAGAAGTTTTTTTCGCAGGCCGAGGAAAATATCGTCGTAAAAAGCGATTACAGAATTGTAGAGACGACGGACGCTTACTTTAACGGAAAGATCGGGGAATTTGAGTGCGTCGTTGATATAGGGGATATCGTGTATCTTTTCGGGAGGTGGTGGAATGTAGATAACATAGACGAAAAAAGTATCTTTAATCCAAACAAGCAGACCTTTTTCTATTTGGGGCTGAAGCGTATCAAAGAAGAAATTATTATTTTATAAGGGGACGAAAAAATGTTAAATCCACAGGAAGTATCAAATTTAATCGAAGAAAAATTGAACGAAATCGGCAAAACGTGGCATGATCCATATACCTTTAAGCTCTTTTCCGAAATCGGCGAGGACAAGGGCGGAGCGGATATCCGAGGCATTTTGCGCAGCGACTCCGCGGAATTTGCACCCGTTCCCGGCGACTATACGGAGGGGAAATTTATCTATTCCGTAGATCTTCCCGTCCCTGCCGCGCGGGCGAATTATCATTTTTTACAAGTCAAAGGGATTGTCGAAGAACTGATAAAAAACAATCAGAACCTTTCCCATAAATTTACCAACGGCAACGGCATTCTTACGTTTGCGGAAAAGAAAACGGGCGCGTATAAGAACACTTACGGCACGGGCGAAACCGTTACAATGCCTTTTTCCGTAGCCGTTACATACACCGAAAACGCCGTCACTTCCGCAGACAAGCATTGGCTTTTGGACGGCGTGGAAATCCCTTACCTCGAAGAAAGCGTGACGGTAGAGCGCGAGGGGACAATGCGGAATATCTTTACCGAGCAATATAACAAGCTCTTGCTTACGGGACAAACAAAATACTATAATTTCAAAATCCCTTACGAGTCGGCGGTCTGGAATAAGTTACAGAAAGAAATATTAAACTCGTCCGTTTCTCAAAATGTTACACAGGGAACATATGAATTAAAATACTATGACGGCAGTGCATTTACCGAAGCCGCACCGTTTACTACGAAAGTAAAGATTTTCCGCAGCGGGAAATCAAGCTCCATGAGACCCGACGCCAGCGCTTTTGACGTCACTTTTACCGACTATGACGGCCCCGACACAAATTATTGGCTGGGGCTTTTGGATTTCCCGTTTGATATGAACGGCGAAGATACGAGATATTTTGAAAATAAAGGGCAACAATCTTCGTATTTTGAAGGGAAAATTGCTGACGGCGGCGCTCCGTTCGTACAAATCGAAGCTCCGAACCTGGATTCTCTTTTTATTACCCAGCAGGTTTATCAGGGCAATACGGCCTTAAACAATCAGTTTAATCTCGCCAATAAAAATTACGCGGTTATCCGAGTAATGGAGAATTCAATGCCGATCCGTTTTTTCTATTACTTTATCACGAAAGCGACAATCGGCGCGGGCGGAAAAATGCTTCTCGATTTACGCCTTGATACCGTTCAGTCGTTCTTCTTCGACCCGAAGATATCTTTCTCCGACTGCATGATTGAGCGGGCGCATTTGAACAGGTTTCAAGCAATACCAGAGGATTCCACGAAAGTGAAATTTACCAGCGACCCGAACTCAAAAATCTTCAATGCCGAAGAAGGCATGAATTTCCCTAAACGCTTGGTTTCTCGCAATAAATTGTCTCTAAAGTTTACGGGGAACGCTGCTGTTGATGATTGGCTTAACGAAAATGTCGCTTATTGGGTCTATGTGTTTATTGATTCTAAACCAAAAATAAAAAATGAAAAAGGAGAAGAGGTATCAAGTAATTATAGTGTATATGATCTTACCCCTGATAATTCTACCGTTCCTCTTAGTTTGGTAAATGAGATTCAATATTTGAACCCTACTCCTTTTTTTATTCATGAAGGATTAAAAGGAGCCACAAGCTGTATTTGTTATCCTGTATATAGAAATGCAAGCAAGGTTATCATAACACAGAGTTCATTAACAAATACGATTCGTATATATATTCGCGGGTATGGAAGGGACGGATTTGAGAAGTTAAATAGTAACACGAGTTACTACTATACGATCAAACTTTCTATTCTTCCTCCATTTGATTTTTCAGACCATATGAGTATTGTAAATGGGAATTTAATCATTGAAACAAACGAGGCTGGTGAGTATCTTTCGATGTTAGATTACAGTTTCCAAGCTATAGCAACAAGTATTAATTCTGGCATTAAAAGTGGTGTATTGGTAGGATTTAATCAAATGAAAAAGGAGATTGAAACTGAAGATTATGAAATTTACAGAAATTTGCCTATTTCTAAAGCGGCAATTATGGGACGGAAGCCCCCGCATTATCCCTATAACCCTAAATTGAACGGGCAAAATTTCAAAGAACTTGTTATTACGGCCGCAAACGGAGACTCGTTTACTTATGACGTGCAGAAAATCGTCGAGCCATATATATCATTTATGTATAGCGAACCAATCCAGCCCGAAATAACTAAATATTATATGCGTTTGAATCCTACAGGGCTTTATCTCACAGGGACAGAGGAAAACTATACGGGCTTGGTCGGAAGTACGGATAATTCATTAGCGTTTGCTAACGACCAATATTCTGCTTTCATCGCAAACAATAAAAATTTCTACTTGCAGTCCAATATGAAAATTGCAACGGGAATATTAAAATCCGCGTCTAATGCAGTTGGAGAAGTCTTTTCGGGAAAAGCAGGTAGCGCGGCTATGGGGTTGCTTACTTCTGGCGTAGATGCGGCAGTATCTTTTGTCGATCGTTCTATGACTGTTGATAACATGAAGAATGCGCCTTCTCAACTGAAGAATGCCAACGGAAATGTTATATTTAACATGTTTGCTACCGATTTAGGGCTGTATGTTGAAGAGTATATTGCTCTTGAGGGAGATCTCAAAACGGCAAACGATTTCATGAACCTGTACGGTTTTTCGTTTGATAGTGTTGCTAATGTCAAGGATTACGTACATATCCGCAAGTATCACAACTATATCAAAGCGCAATTGCAGGGGATTACGGGTAATATCAGCAACACCGCCCGCGACGACTTGCGGCAACGTTTTGCAAATGGTATAAGATTTTGGAACCAAGATAATATTTCGTATCAGTACGAAAACTATGAACTTTGGCTTGAAGATTAACTAAAATAAGACTACCGCTCGGAATTACCCGAGCGGTAGCAATTTAATTTTTGAAGTATGTAACTTCATAAGAAGTAAAAAGGGCTTTTATTGTTTCGTTTTCTGCTCCGTTGTAATAATTTACTTCAATAAAGTTTTTTTCTGTAAATTTTATTTTTACGTATCGGAGTTCATATGTATCAATGTAACATTTTTTATAGTAGGCTTGTAGCACATCTCCGCTTTCATTCATATCTGTAACGATTTGGTAATAGACGGAGGAAGTATTTACTTTTTCTTCGATTTCGGATATAGATGTTTTTCGGTCGCTTTTCATGGTAACAAGCGTAGGAGTATAACTTGGCCTAAACATATAAGAATTAGTACGATATTTTTTTTCGCTTGGAGCATTTTCGTATTCAGATTGATCTATATCCTGAACGGTACCATCATAATAAATTTTCGAAGTATAAGTATGAGCGACTGAATCTGTATAGTAAGTAACACTTTGCACTTCCGTCCACCCGTCAGAACAGCCCGAGAAAGCCAAAAGACAGAGGATAGCGAAAACGCATAAAGAACTGAAAAATTTTTTCATTGAAACTCTCCCTTACAGATTTATGAAAACATGATACTACAAAAAAACAGCTCTGTCAAGAGTTTTTCAAAAATATGGAAATTTTATACAGAGAAGCCGTACCCCGAAAGGCACGGCTTCTCTACAAAATTTAGTTGGTAGGGTAAATTGTTTTTTATATTAAGCAATAAATAAATTATAAGGTCAATGGTAGAAATTGTCAAGTTAAAAGCAAGATACACATGTAATAAATTTGTAAAATTTTTATAAGCCTTAGAGTAAGAAAAAAACGAGCGGTAAACTCGTTCTTTTCTTTGGCGTTTTAGAGACTTACAGAATAACAAGACTCTCAAACGGTCTATATATCTCAAACAGGAGTTCTCCGGTTTTAGAGACTTACAGAATAACAAGACTCTCAAACTTTACGGCTCAGTGATATATGCTCAGGAGGGTTTTAGAGACTTACAGAATAACAAGACTCTCAAACTATACATCTTAAATATTCAGTATATACATTGTAATATATCTTTAATGAGTTGTCAATTCTTTTATCGAAAAAAATTAAGAACGAGTTTACCGCTCGTTCTTTTTTATATAAAAAACAAAGAGGTAGAGTATGAATGAAATCAAAATTTATCTAAAACCCAGCGGAAGCCTTGCGTATCTTTACAAAGACTTTGACCTTTACGAAGGCTGTTACCGCAATTCGCAGTTAACCGTTTTTGTGCCAAAAAGTCTTTTATATGAGAACGAGAACGGCACCTTTGTGAACCTTGTGAAAACGGGTGCAATCCTAACCGCGCCCAACGGGTCCAAGTTAACGACAAAAAGTTATTATCTCGATTACGAGAGGGAGCAGACTATCGGCGGAGTTGAATTTAGAGTATATACGACGATTACGCCGAAAGAATTCTGCGTATATGCAGGCACGCAAACCGTCGTGGTGAACGTGGAAAGCATAGATAATACAACCCCAGACGCGCAGACGATTATCTCGGTAACTACAACGCAAACAGCCGATTTAATCGTTTTAGAGAGTGCTTATTTAGGTCAGGACGAACCGATAGACCCAACCGAGCTGGATAAGATAAAGGCAACGCTAACGGAAATTCAGAACGAAATCGGAGGCTTGCCGAATAAGTATGTGACTGTCGATACCAATCAGACAATTTCAGGAAACAAAACGCATACAGGAATAAATGTGTTTACAGGATTTACCTCAATTAGCGGTATCGGCATAGACGCGGACGCTATAGTGAAAGGCAGCGATCGTTTCAAATACCCTGTAAAATCTG